GAAATTGTTACAAGGGAACCGTATACTTTTAATCGATACATTAATTCAATTTGATGTTCTCTGCGGAGTTCATTACTTTGTTTTTCGTATGTCAACTTTAACCTCCATTCGGAGGCTCCCTCGGAGCTAAATGCTCCCTCTGCCGGTCGCGGCTTTCGCGGCCACCAACAGTAGATCTAAAACTCCTGACCCTTCCGGAATCTTATCGTCGTTAGACGAAAAAGACAACGCTTGGAGCCTTGAGGTTTAAGTCGCTCTCTTTGATTTAGAGCGTCAATAAGCATAGAACGTAGCACCCAGCGACCTCTAACGTAGGTGAGATAAAATCTCATTTTCGCTATGTCCCTAGGTGTTACAAACTGTGCCATTGGCTACCTCCGCAGCAATGCGTTCAAAAGGGTGTCGGATAAAACTGACAACTGTTCTTTAGCGAAGCGAAGGGACAAAAGATGTCAACGTGGTACAATCGTCATAGGTCCGTTGGGCCATTGTTAACTTACAATGATCACCATTCGGTTTTCCGGCAAGGGAACTGCACTGATGGCAACATCGCAATTCAATCCGATACTGTGACCGCTGATCGAACACGGTCATATTATTTGGAAGAAATGTATGATGTTGTCACTAAGAGTTTCCGAGCCGCAATACGGGCTGGGGCTATTATAAATAACCCTATGATCCATACCTACGATAGTTGGACGCGTGGAGACATCAATTGGACTGGTAGTAAACCTGCCAATTGCCCTTCAACTCCATACAAGGATTACACTTGGGAGGGTACTAACAACACCCTTCCTGTGTCGTCCTTGCTCCCAATCGATCAGGAACTACTTGATTCACTGATCGCGGAAGCTAGTACTGCTACTAAAGCAAAGCTTTATGCTTCTTTAGTTCCGGGACTAGTTATCCTTGGGGAACTCCGTGAAACTCTTCAACTTCTCCGGTCACCCTTAGGTGGCATCACGAAGATAATCGGAAAGAGCAAAGGCTCCGTAAGGGGCTTTGCGGAAGCCGCTCGTAGCGCCTGGCTTGCTGGGCGTTACGGGTGGCGACCTGTTCTCCACGATATTGAAGATATTATGGAAGCCACTGTCAAGCGCAATCGCAAGCGCTTGACCGCCAGAAGCAACGCTTCTGGCTCGAGCACAGCGGAGTCGACGACTTCATTGACAGCTGCTAGCCATGCTAACAGCACGTCAGTGAGAATCGCAACGCACTCTTATTCTGTGAGATGTGGCGTATTAGCTAACATTAAAACTGATAGCGGATACGTCTCTGGACTTCGCTTACGCGATATCCCATCTGCTGCATGGAATTTGTTACCATACAGCTTCGTAGTGGACTGGTTCCTTAATGTAGGAAACTATATTGAGGCATCTGTTACTAGTGGAAACGTAGAAATCCTGGCTGAATGGGTAGGGACCGATGTTATTAGTAACCAAACGGAAACTATAACACCCGGTCAATACTCAGACTATACCAGTAAACCTACGTCACCTGCGGTGAACGTTCGCTACCATAGAGCGAAGCAACGTTCTCCCGGTCTACCCAATCCTTCTCTCACGTTCAAGGCTAGAAGTATTAATAGCCTTTTAAGTGGGAAAGATTGGCGAGTGATCGACGCAATTGCTCTTTTATCGGGCAAAAGGCCGTCATTTGCAAGGACCGGTTAATTCTGGTTCTTGTACTTAGCAGCTTTAGCCCTTCGACTTGGTGATCCTTATGGACCGACGAGAGCAGCATTACTTCCGGTGGGGATTCTTCGCAGGTGGGGCCTTCTCACTAGGCTATATGTCTAATGATTGGGGCCCTGCCTTCGTTGAACTCCTTTTCCGGGTTTTGCACGCTCTTTAGGTATATTCGGAATCACCTAACAACCAACCGAAAGGTACACATATGACCATAACGGTCAATACAAGGGCATACAACTCAGACCGAGTTGCTGCCGATTCCGTGGGATATGTTGGTCCCGCTCATACGTTTTCAGTACCTGATACATTGGTACTGAAGCGTACTGCACCTAAGCCCACAGCTGATTTTGCTGGGGTGTCTCGGGTTTCGGCGAAGTTTAGCCGACAAGTTGTCCTTGCGGACAGCTCGAAGGCAACTGCTATCGTCGAAGTGACCACTTCTCTTCCGGTGGGCATGGCGGAAGCCGATGTCGACTTGATCCGTGATGACATGGGAGATTTCCTCCTACTCACCAGCGCTGATGACCTGTTTTTGAAACAGGACATTAACGCATAAGCTCATGTTCGCAGATAAAAGCGGACGCGAGTTGATCGGAGGTTGCAAACAGATGTTAGCAACCCCTGTTCGGTGGGGCCGACTTCGGTTAGTTAACCGTTGTCGGTTTTGTCAACACAGCATGAAAGGAGATGCGCAATGCATCAAACCAAGAGCAAAGTCAGCCGTCAGGCTGATATTGCTGGCAGTCGTGATATTTATCATAATGTCATCGCTGCCTTCGTGCAAAGGATTGAGTTTCCAGGGTTCGATCGAGAGTACTGGCTCGGAAATTTGCGAGCCGGAAACTACGACGAACTGCTAGACGCTGCTGATTCTTTGAGTTCTACAGTGTATTTAACAGCGACACACCATTTTGTCGCGAATCAGCTAGCTGCGCTTGTTCGAAAGTTCCCTTTTACTCGTGAGGAAACTCCTAAGAGCAACCCCGATGCGAAAGCATTGGAGAAGTTCATTAGTTCCGAACATAAATGTAAAAGGCAAAACTCTTACCTTCGCGTTCAACGCAGGGTTTGGACACGTTACGCTCCTTACAAAGAAGCTATGCGTGTGTATGTCGAGAGGCTGTTTGGGAAACTAGACTACCTCAAGATATACGACAAGTGTGACTTCGGTCCCGGCGCTTCCATCGGGGTACATGGAATCGGTACAAACCTAGCTAGGAAACTAACTAGCGTGGCTTGGTCTGTGTCACCCAGTGCCGCCAAGTATTTCAAGGCTGCTATGTGGCGAAATTTCCACATAGTTGAGTATGTTCTCCACAAAGAGGACGACTCACCCTTTTGCATCGACAAGGAAATTTTCGATACAAAAGTTCAGGAACGCCTTGCTTACGTTGGATATAACAAGCTTTCATTCGTACCCAAGACCGCGCGGTGCTCACGCACTATCGCGATCGAACCCTTAGGCAACTCGTTCGTTCAGAAAGGTGTTGATAACTATCTTCGAGATAGACTTCTGTTTGTCTCTGGAATAGATCTCACCGATCAAAAACGCAACCAGGCTCTGGCTTATGCCGGGAGCTTAGGTGGAAGGGATCCATATGTGACGATTGACTTGTCTTCGGCCTCAGACTCTATTTGTGTAGAGCTGTGTCGAGATTTGTTACCGTCTGAATGGTACCTGTTCCTCAACGAGATACGTTCACCCAGCTACATTATGGATGGGAAAGAATACCCCTACCATA